GGAGACTATTCTTCGTCAGCAGAGACATTTGTAAGTGGCTTAGTTCCACACTCAGAAGATGGAACTGCTTGGAAACAAACTTCATATAATGGAAATGCTCGCAAACAATACGCAGGTATAGGGTTTACTTATGATGTATCAAAAGATAAATTTATAGCCCCTCAACCTTACCCTTCTTGGTCACTAGATTCCAACGATGATTGGCAAGCACCAGTTACTTATCCAACAATTACAGAAATAGATTCAGAACCTGTATCAATAGATTGGGATGAAGATAATCAAAAATGGTTGGGAGAAACATATGATTTTAATACCGATCCAGTTTCAACAACCAATTACGAATGGGATGCTACTAATCTGCAATGGAATGAGGTCTAACCATGGCTAATTCTAATGGCGGAATAGTAGGTGTCGATAACCCTCCTCAGGTTCAAGCTGAACAAATAACCACTTTTAATTCTAGTGGAACTCTTACAACAGGAGCCTTAACCACAACACTTGATTTCTTATGTGTTGCAGGCGGTGCTGCTGGAGGAAATAATACTAACGCTAATGGATGTGGAGGCGGTGGAGCAGGCGGTTTTAGAGAAATATCCTCACAACCAGTTTCTGCTAGTACAGGATATCCAATAGTTGTTGGAGCAGGCGGAGCAGGTTCATTAAGTCTTGGTCTTGGACCTCCTGGAAGCGATAGTTCTGCATTTGGAATAACATCCGCAGGTGGCGGAGGTGGAGCAGGAAGATTTACTCCAGCAGGAGGTAGCGGTGGTTCAGGTGGTGGCGGAATGGTACTGGGCAACTCTCCAGGGGGAGCAGGTAATACACCTCCAGTAAGCCCACCTCAAGGAAACAATGGCGGTAATCCTGCAGCTAGTCCAGTAAGAGGATCAGCTGGAGGTGGTGGTGCGGGTGCTGTAGGTCAAAACAGTCAAGCTTCAGCAGGCGGAGCAGGTGGAGCTGGTTCTCCTTCAACCATATCAGGTTCAGATGTAACTTATGCTGGCGGAGGAGGAGGTGCTGCTAGTTTTGCTGCAGGTGGAACAGGCGGAGCAGGTGGTGGCGGAAATGGAGCCTCTAACTCTGATCCAGGAGGAGGTACAGGCGTACAAACAGGAACAGCTAACACTGGCGGCGGCGGCGGTGGCGGCGGTGGTAATCCTGGACCAGCAGTTTCAGGTGGTTCAGGAATCGTTATAACAAAAGAACCAGCAGTAGCCACAGCTTCAGGAATATGGAGCATGGAAGCGGTTTACAATAATGTGAAAGCAGGAAATTGGACAAATGCCTAGATTAATCGGAGCAGTACAAGCACCAACATCAACCCCAGTCCCTGAGCAAATAACAACTTTTAATTCAAGTGGCACACTTACCACTCAACCAGGGACAGTAACAGTCGACTATTTGGTTATTGCAGGTGGAGGAGCAGGCGGTAGAGGTGGCTACTATGGCGGTGCAGGTGGCGGCGCAGGTGGATATAGAACAGGACCTGCACCAGTATCAGGAGGCTCACCTTACCCAATAGTTGTTGGAGCAGGCGCTCCTTCAGGAAGCGCTCTTTCTTCTCCTGGGTCAGATTCTTCAGCATTAGGTATCACAGCAAATGGCGGCGGCGGCGGAGCAGGATTTTATGGTCGAGCAGGACAAGCTGGTGGATCAGGGGGCGGAGGTTCTTTAGGCCCTTTAGGTCCAGGACTCGGTGCCGCAGGTAACACACCTCCAGTAAGCCCACCTCAAGGAAATGCAGGAGGAAATGGTGGAGCTGTTCCAGTTGGTCCTGGTAAAGCAGGAGGGGGCGGCGGTGGAGCTGGAGGTGCTGGGGGAGGCGGTAATCCAGGCACTGGGGACGGTGGTGCTGGTTTAGCCTCAAGCATAACAGGTAGCCCTGTTCTAAGAGCAGGTGGTGGCGGAGGTGGAGGATCAGGTCAACCACCTACAGGATATGCTACTGGCGGAGCTGCTGGTCCAGGCGGAGGCGGAAAAGGAGAAAGTGTTTCAGGTAGCCCTAGACCAAGTACAGATGGAACAGTCAATACTGGTGGAGGAGGCGGTGGGTCTAACCTACAAACAGGAAGAGCAGGTGGATCAGGCGTTGTTATCATAAAAGAGCCTGAATCTACTGCTATCGCAGCTTCAAGCTGTTGGGATTTAAGAACTGTTTTTAGAGAAATCAAAGCTGATAACTGGACAAACTAACAATAATCTATCTTTTAATATACATCTAAACTATACTATCTCTTCAAGAGAGAGAAGATGAAAAAAATTTATTTTTTATGCGGTTTGCCGAGGTGTGGAAATACACTTTTATCTTCTATATTAAATCAAAACTCTAATATTACCGCTACACAAAAATCTATAGTAACCGATATTTTAAATACCCTTGATCAATTAAAAGAAAAAGAACACTTTAGAAATTTTCCTGATTACGAACCTTTAGATAATTTAATAAAAGAATCTATACACATATATTATAAAAATTTAAAAAGCAATTACATTATTGACAGAAGCACATGGGGTACGCCTGGAAACGTAGAATTAATAAAAAAATATGTAACCTTAAATCCAAAATTTATTATTTTAGAAAGGCCTTATATTGAAATACTTGCTTCTTTTTCTAAAATAAAAAAATGGAAAAAAGAAAATATAGATCAAGAATGTTATTTTGAAATGACTCAAGGAATGACTGCACACTATTCATATGCAATAGATAATATATTAAAAAATAATTACGATCATATAAAAATTACTTATGATGAGCTTACGAGCAAGCCAAAAGAATGTATAGAAAAAATTTATCAATTTTTAAAAATTCCTAAATACGAACATAGGTTTACTAATTTAGATCAATTAGTAATAAACAATATTCAGTATGATGATAGTGTGTTAGAAGGGATTCATCATGATGTTAAAGAAGATAAAGTAGAAAGAAATTATTACAGCATTGAAAAATATCTAACTGAGTCTGCTATAGAAAAATATAGAGATGTAGAGGTTTTATTTTGAATTTAGAATATTATTATTGGTACTTTCAATCAGCCATACCCGAAATAATATGTGATGATATAGTTCGTTATGGTAAAGAACAAAATAAAGAAATTGCTCTTACAGGAAGTGCGCAGCTTAATAATATTACTAAGCTAGAACTTAAAAACATTCAAAAGAAGCGTAAATCAGATGTTGTATGGATGTCAGATAGATGGATATACAACGAAATACACCCCTATATACATCAAGCAAACGCAAACGCTGGCTGGAATTTTGATTGGGATTTTAGCGAGGCTTGTCAATTTACCGAATACAAAAAAGGTCAATTTTACGATTGGCACTGCGATTCAAACGAAACCCCATATAACAATCCTAACGATCAAAATGTGCATGGTAAGATAAGAAAACTTAGCATGACTGTATCTTTAACCGATCCTGATGAATACCAAGGTGGTGATTTGGAGTTTGATTTTAGAAATACAGATGAAGGTTCGCAATCAAGAATATGTGAAGAAATAAGAAGCAAGGGTAGTGTTATTATCCTTCCATCTTTTGTTTGGCATAGAGTCAAACCAGTAACCAAAGGAATACGACACTCCTTAGTGTGTTGGAATTTAGGATATCCATTTAGATGATTGATTTTTTAATTAATTTATTTTTTGTATTATTATCATGTGGATTAATTATGGTATGGCTGGATGAGCCTCCAGGACCAGGAGATCTTTAATGATAGAAAAGCTAAAAAACCCAATAACTAACAGTTACGAAGATTTTAAAAAAAATTTATTATCTGATGAAATGCCTTGGTATTACAATAATAAAACAGTTCCTGAACTACCAGATAAAGATATACCATTTTTTAGCCATCTTCTTTTGCGTAGACCTGATATAGGCACTCAAGAAAAACCAAAAATACCAATTAGCAATATATGCTCAACATATTTTGAATCAGCTTATTTTATTTTAAAAGAAATACTTGATTTTAATAATGTAAAATTTAATGTAGTTTATCGTATGAATTTAAACTTAACTTTTCATACTGAAATTAAAACAAGCCAAGCTCACACAGATTTAGAATTGCCTCATAAAGTTATAATTATTTATTTCAACACAGTTAAAAATGGTAGGACTATTGTTTTGGACGAAACAAATAAAAAACTTTATTCTGAGCCAAAAGAAAATAAAATTATTATTTTTGATGGCAAGCATAGGCACTATCAAGAAAGCCCAGGTATGTACGATCAAAGAATTGTTATGGTCGCAAACATTCAGTAAAGATAAAAAATGAGTTTTAAAAAAAATAAATATCAAGTAATTAAAGGTGCTATATCAACAGAGTTAGCAGATTTTTGTTATCAATACTTTTTAAATAAAAGAGCCGTAGCAAGATATTTGTTTGATGAAAAATACATTTCACAATTTACTAAATACTTTGGGACATGGGACGATCAACAAATACCTGAAACGTATTCACACTATAGCGATATAGTTATGGAAACTTTATTACAAAAAGTTAAACCTATTATGGAAAAAGAATCAGGCGTAAAGCTAACTGAAACTTATTCGTATGCAAGAATCTATAAAAAGGGTGATGAGTTAAAAAGACATAAAGATAGATACTCTTGCGAGATATCTACCACCATGAACTTAGGTGGTGA